ACCACTAGTCACTTCCTTCTTACTGACCACTACGTCCCAGTTGGGGAAGCCTTGCGCTACCATCAAGTCCTGGTTGAACTCACCCGAGACACCGTCTGAACCTGAGCCGCTCGCTACCACGAGCACGTTCGTTCCTGCATCGGCCATCGACTCGGTTGCGTAGTAGTTCAACACACCGCCAGGGTACTCCGGAATGAAGCCCTGTGGGAGCGAAACACCAAGCAGCGGGTACCCGATGCGAAGTTTCTTCTGGACACCAATCGGATGGTTCTCATCCACGACGTGGTCGATCGTCCAGTCGAAGCCGTTGTCGCGATCAGCAAACTCGGACATGATCTCACTGTAGAACTTGTTGTCCGTTGCAAGTACGTTCACCTGGGCAAGGTTCACATCGGGAGTGAAGTCGGGAGGCAGGATGATGTTGACGTCGCGTCCTGGCTGGGACATCATGTCAGACCAAAGGAACTTGAAGATGTTCACCTGGTCAAGTACGGCGCTGGTTATGTCTCGCTTGATGCGTTGGTAGACAGGATAGTTCTCCCAGCTCTGTGCGAACAGCTGCACGCTCTTCGACTGACTCTGGTAGGTACGGCTCCAGACGAATCCACCCCAGATGGGGATGTCGTTGCGAAGTACGACGACACCGCACCGACCTGGAATGGTCGCATCGATAAGAGTCTGGTTGTTATACCCTGTCATGTCGAGAGCGAAGCTACCATCCATACGACCGCCGACGTTCAGCTCGAGATCCATGTAAGTACCGAAGAGAGGAATCTCAGCAATGACCCGCTCGCTGCGAAGCGAATAGTATAGGTATCGGTAGTGCGCGACCTCACCCGTCACTTGTGCTCCCTGTTACGACGTTGAGCTTGGTTCAAAAGTCTAATAGGCCACCACGTCTGAGCCACGAATGCCACGTACAGAAATAGAGATATCCACTTCCGCATTGGCCAGTCTCCGAAGACGGTATTGGCGAGGATGAGGAGGAACAGTGCCCCCAGGTTGGTGTAGACAACCACGAAGAACTTACCCACCTCAGAATCCTTCCATCGCCCCCCTGACAGTACCACGTAACGGGTTACAAAGGTCACGCAACCAAAAAAGCCTACGGCTGCTACGACCGCGTACAAAGTTCGTAGGGTCATTTCCGCTGCACCCCCAGTGCCCGCATTACAGTCGGTCCTAAGTTGTTCTCCCGGCCCAACTTTTGAGACCGGCGGACTATGCGGTCGACGCGTTCATCGTCGTGCACAACGGCCTCAAAACGTTCCTTTGCTTCGTTCTTTACACTTGTGTCAGGCTTTCTTGGCCAGGGCCACAGCTTCCATCTCATGTCGATGTACGCCTCGCCTCACTGGTTACGGAGTTCGCCTGCCTCTTCAGCTCCTCCAATAAGCGGGTATTGATCTCACTGGCCTCCACTAACTTCTTAGTCTGTTCATCTCTCCTGTCCAGGGCGGCCCGAAGGTAGTGGATGGTCTCGTCCTTCTCGCGGACGATCTTGTTGTGCGTGGGGCGTGGAATCAAAGCTCCGACGAGCACGGCCAGTACGAAGAGACCCAACAGGTACGCTGCAGGGTTCTCGCTTAATGCCACGCCCCACATTTGTTACGCCGGAACTGCAGTACCCGTGAGGTTGGCCGAACCGGTCAAACCCCCAGTCACGGTTCCACTGACAGGTCCGACCAGGCTGACGTTGAACGAGCTTGGTGAGACGGTTGTAATAGGTGCGTCGAGCTTGCCCCACGCTTCGTGGTTGGCCCAGCCCGGATCGGCGAGGAAGATCTCGCCGTTGTTGCCGAGGTTGCCGAGCATGTTGTCGATGTGCGTACCGTCGTTGCCGATGATGCCTGCCTTGGGTCGAAGCAACCCACCAGCAGGCAGTTCGAAGAAGCTGGACGGCAGCTCACGAAGTCGCTGACCATCCGCGAGGAACACTCGCATGTAGCCAGGCGTCACGCCACCGTCAGTACTTGGTGCGTCGCCGAATCGGACAAGAACCTGCTTCATTGCACCCTCCTCTGAGGTTCCAATAACAAGTGCTCGCAAGTCTGCAAGCGTGCCTCGGTACGCAGAACAGTCACACGTGAGCTGCGTACCGATACGTAGGGTCGAACCGTACTGCCAGAACACAGGCGTCTGGCCGCTGTAGGGATTCCAGTTCCCCGAACTGTCTCCCCGGTAGGCATCAGGGTAGTGCACAGCTGGGTTAGTTCCGTACGCTGCGTTCCAAAGTGGAACAGAACAACCTGTGAGCTGGTTGCCGTACTGTCCACGACTTGCGTACATGACGACGAACTTATCCTGTGCAGCGACAAGTGCCTTGGCGAATGCTATTCCAGTTGCAGCACTGACTGCATCGTACGACCATAGCTCGAGGTCGATCTGATGCACCCAGCCTGGGAAGTTTCTCCACCATGGAGCACACTGGTCGAGGTAGTTCAGGAAGTTGTTGACCTGCGCATTGATGTTAGCTGTGCGCACGACGTGGTATGCTCCGATGAACTCGAAGCCAGCATCACGTGCACGTGCTAGAGCTTCGCCCGTGTGTACGTGCCTAAAGCTCGTGCCTTCAGATGCCTTGTACGTGAAGCCTGTTATGCCGTCACGATGAGCTGCTCCGAGATCCATAGGCCCTCGAGGCCAATCGAAGTCCGAAGCATCCCAGAAGTAAAGTGTCACACCACCCTCCTATGAGAATAGGCCATCCAAGTAGAAGGCCGTACCCGCTACGAAGTTTCCGGCGAGAGGAATGAAGTCGAGCCTATTGTACGGACCAGCTACTGCGAAGGCACCGGTTATGATCTCAGTCACTCGCGTCGTGTTCGCTGGCACAGTAAAGCCGGATACAGCAGTGAACCCTAGCCAGGTGGAGTGTGGTGAGTTCCAACCATTAATCTCCGCATTACCAGTACCGAACGCACCAGCCGTAGCGGAGTTTGCAGGGAAAAATCCCCATCGCCAAGTGGCGTTGGAGTCCTGGTTAGCAGCCGCCGCTGCAGCCGAAGACGCCTGTAGGTACTCGAAGTGGTAGTTGGAAGTTCCGTCCGAGTTAACCTTCACTCGAAGCTCCGTGCTGACAGCAGCAGTATCACCGCGCGCAGTCCAACGAACCCTGAGACTCGTCAGAGTAGACGGAATGCCAGTGAACGTAACGCTAGCCGCCGAGCCGCTCAGAACCTGGGACGCACGATAGTTGAAGTCCAACTTCACCCAGCTTGTGCCACCATCGTCAGTGCGGTAGACGAAGGTTGTGTCAGTCTCGTAGATGAGCTGGCCAGGAGGTACAGTACCCGCTCCCGGACGTGTCGTGCTCGTGCATGTGATTATGCCACCAGCAGCCGCAAGCTGTATCCGCTTGTCGGTGATGTTGGCATTCACGATAGACGAAGCTGCAGCTGCCACTGCAACGTTCGCCAGCACGATCGAGTTCGCAGGAGCCGCGGGTGGCGTAGGCGAGCCAGCCGGTGTGCCTGCGACAACAACAAGCGAGCAGGAGTTCGTGCTGCCCGAGAAGGCTTGGTCCTGAACCTTGAATGCGACGACGTCGATTCGAGGCAGTGTGGGATGTGCGGCTGTAATGGTCAGCGTGACGTCTGCATCGTTGACTACGGCATAGCACCCTTGCGAGCCAGCTTCCGTGCCTGGAACTAAGGCAGCGCCCGACTTCGCGAGGACAGCCATCGATGGCGAACCAGTCTGCGTGATGAGGAGCTTGTTGCCAATCGCCATGTTGACGCCGCCGCGACCTGTCAAAGAAGCTGACGAGAGTGCGCCGGCGGCAAGCACCTGGTGGTAGCTTCGCAACTGCTGAGCCGTGTTCGTAGACCCAGAGTTCTGCAGCCAGCCAGGCGGATTGTATTCTGTCACTTTACCTCCAAGCGTTCCTGTAGCTGACTGTTAGCGTGCCGCTACCTGATTCTCCACCAAACCGTATGAACGAGTTCCCAGGTGGGAACAAGAACCAGTCAGGCGTCTGCATGAGCCCCCGAACATTCGTGCTACCGTTCAGGACTGCAGTCCTATGGTCCAAGTCTATGACAACTGTATCGCCACCACCCAAGGTCATTGGGTAGAAGCTAAGTGTGCGACCTGCCGTGTCGTTGATGATGCGAGGATTGACAACAGGACCAGTCATGGATATGAGCGCTGGCGTAGGCCTGTTGCCACTGTTAAGAACGCTACCGCCTGTCGCCGGTACCGACGTGCCGAAGGTGAAGTTGAACCCGAAGTTAAATCCGAAGCCTGTTGTTGCGAGACCACCAAACGGAATGACGATGCTGATCAGGTTGTCATCGTAAATCCGTGGGTCCTCAGCGTACATCAGGAACTGGATCGGAGTACACCCAACGCGCTGTGCAGTATCTTGATCGTAGCGCGTGCCGCGAGGTTTGACAAACAGTACACGCTGCGATACACCAGGGAGCTTGAAATAGAATGGTACTGGAGCAGTTCTTGGACCCCAGTTCGCCTTGAGGCTGTCGAGGAACGGTTCTGTATTGCCGACGATTCCATATACCATTCCCTCTATTGAAAGATCACGTCCCGTCTCAAACTCGGCATCGATGAATCCACCGTCCTGACCTTCACGTTCCCGGATAGTCTCACGGAATGGTGAAGAGTCCAAACCAGCAATCTTGGTTATATCCACGAACGGTAGCGTCGCATCAGAGTTGAGCAGGACACCCGTGGTATCTAACTGGTACTGGTAGTCAGTCAGTGTAGGCATCTCACACCCTCTGCGCGATCATGAAGCCAAGCTCTTGCGAATGTCTACGCGGATTGATCTCCTGCGTATTGATGTTGAACGTCTGCTGCACATTGCCGATCTGTTGCGGAGGACCGAGCGTCGCTGCTCCAGCTACAGTGCCTGCCATGTAGCCAGATGTCGCAGCAAGACTTACCTGCTGCGAGGCAATACCAGCGTTGAGATCCTGAATCAACTTCTGACCTGAGTAGAACATGCTTCCCTTACCAGCCAGTGGTCCTTGCTTGGCTGGTGAGAATGGCCAGAAGGATTTGAATACGTTGACAGCTTCTCTCGCCACGCCGCCAACGCTAGGGAACTTGTCTCTAACACCTTTGATCAAGCCGTCAATCAACTCTCGGCCGGAGTTAATCAACGTCTCAGCAAGGCTACCAACCGCATCCTTGATACGCGTTGGCAAGCTTCCGAAGAAGTCACCAATGGTGCTGAAGAGTGAACCGATGTGATCGCCCAACCACTTCATGTGGTCGCCGAAGTTACTGAACCAATTGATGACGTGCTTGATTGCTTCGATGATGTACGTGACAGCCATCACCACGCCTAGGAGTACTGCAACGAAGGCTATGATAATGGCAATGATCGGCCCGGCGAACACCAACGTCAGCACACCTAGGACGATCAGGAGGTACTTGCCGTACTGAGTTGCGAACCAAATGATCTTGTCAACGATCGATTGGATCGTTTCCTTGTGGCTCTCGTACCAGTTCGAGATGAAGCTGAGCGTCGGCTTGACGAAGTGTTCGATGTTGTAGCCGATGAACTTGAACGCTTCGCCCAACCTATCCTTGACCCAGTTCGCCAACTCCTTAACCCGCGGCATGATCTCTTGCGCCAGCCAGATTTGGAACTGCTGCAACTGCGGTAGAATCTTCTGCTGGAACATGTCGGCGAACTTCCCCAGCGCCGGTGCCAAGTCCTTCTCGAACTTGTCCTTGACCTCCCTAGCGAAGGGTACAAGAATGTTGGTCCAGAGGAACTTGACATTGGTGATAACGTACCCCACCATGTCCCGGAAGCCTTTGCTCCTCTCCATAGCCACTATGAACATGGCACCGAGTGCAGCTAGGCCTGCAATAAGTCCTACTACGCCGCCGACAAGAATAAAGAACCCAGCACCAGCAGCTGCGATCGCTGCTGCTACACCTGCAAGCACACCAATTATGACAAGCAGCAAACCTGCGAATATCGAGAACACAGATACCGCAGCGAAGATGACAATAATCAGCTTTTGCGTACCTGGGCTCAGTTGGTTGAACTTGTCAAGAACCTTATTCAACCATTGAAGAATGACGACGAAGACCGGAGTCAGGATCTGCCCCATGATGACCTGGAAGACCTTGAACTTGTTCTTCAACAACTCAGTCTGCGCCGCGACCGTGTTACTCATCGTCTCGTACGCCTTACCGAACTGCCCCTGCGACTGCTTCATGTCGTTCAAGAAGCCCTTGTACTCGTCGAGCTCGCCAGGCCTAAGTAGAACCTGGTCGAGGAATCGACGAGCCTGAATCGTTCCACCAGCACCCTTGAAGATGTCAACAAGAGCGCCAATGCGCTCTTTGTTCGGAAGGTTAAGCAGGTACTTCTGCAAGTTGCTTAGGATATCCTCAACCGGAAGCATGTTGCCCTTGAGGTCTCGAACCTTAATGTTGAGACCCTCCATAGCTGCAACAGCCTTTGGGTTGGACAACGCGTCGAGCGCACGTGCAAATGACGTAGACGCCATCGCGGCGCTCAGACCGTTACGAGTCAAGTAAGCAAGACCGGCGCCTACTTCTTCGAAGCTTTGCTGCGCACGAGTAGCCGATGGAACGACTCGGCCGAAGACCTTCTGGAAGTCGTCGTAAGTACCAACACCCTTTCGCACAAGCTGGAACTGAATGTCCAAGACCTGGTTAACGTTCTGGAATGGAATGTTGAAAGCGTTCATGATCGAGATGGTACCCTTGGCAGCATCCTCGATACTAACCTGTCCAGCTACGGCTGCCTTTCCAAAAGCCGTAAGCAGAACCTTAGCCTGTTCAAGGTTGGCGTTGGTCGACGAGAAGATGTTGTACAGCGCCGGTTGGATCTGCTCGAACGGTACAGCGATCTTACTGGCGACATCCAAACCGATCTTGGACAGATCGTCCAGGCTTGCACTGAACCCATCGACCTGAGTCTTGGTCAGGGCAACCTGACGCGCATACTCCTGTGCCGCTTCGACCGACTTGTACATGATAGCGACACCGATACCGCCAGCAATAGTTAGACCGGCGCCAGCAGTAACGATCGTTGCCGAGACTTGATGTAGGGCATTCGAGAACTGCAACGCTCTCTTGTGGCCATTCTCAAGTTCGTCAGCCTGGTTGCGCAGGTGCTTAGTAAAGAGCGCCGTAGCTTTTGACGCCTCATTGTTAGCACGTGTAAGCTCCTGCGCCTCCTTATTAAGCTTCTTCATCTTGTCAAGCTGGCCCGTAATTGAAGCACGGGACATGCCACGCCTCTGGAAGTCTGCCGCCTTCGCCTTGTGCTGCAACGCCTGCTGCCGAAGTGCATAAGCTGCTGCAGCGTTCTCAATCGACTTCCGCTGCTGCGCTTCTTGTATCAAATTAGCGCGCTGCCGAAGAGATTGAGCATTGGCAAGTTCCTGTGCGCGTGAAAGCTCGCGACCAAAACCTCGAACAACACGAGACGCCTCATCCCGAGCCTTCAGGACAAGGTAGAGGTTCCGAGTCGCGAGCGCCACGTTGTCATCTCGCTTTCTGTCTCGCCTGGTCGAGCTCTGCCTTCTCAGCGTCAGCTACAAGGACTCGCTCGTACAGGTAGACAAAGTACGAATCTTGATCCAGTAGTCCTCCAGTTCGCGGGAGACTACTAGTCGCTTGGCAAAGCCTCACCAATCCGACAATCTCCTGCACTTCCGGATCCATTGGTCGCTTCATTACAATCGCGGCACGAATCCGACCAACTAGAGGTGGAATTATTTTCCCTTGCTATCCACCCCCGGTGACTGTGTCGACCTCTTCTCAAAGTCGTTCATCTCACCGATCAGGTCTGAGATCTCCTGACCGACTCGAGGGTCGAGCATGCGAATCACATCGACCTTTCGGAAGTCAAGCTTGACCGGCGGATCGGCTCCGTCGTCCAGGTTGTGGTCGACAACACAACGCTGAATCTCGAGGATGCTCGCCTTCGCAGACACCATCGAAACTTCAGCGTTGACTTCGTCCTTGCTCCCTGCAGTAGTACCAGAGAACTGCATCTTCAGTGCTTCGGCGTCCTTCTCCATCTTCTCGCCGAACGACATCCGACGAAGCTCGACCCAAGCCCGCTCCTCTCCGTCCTGAACCTCAATCGATTCGAGGAAGTGCTTCTCGACTCCGATCGAAACTGTTGCCCTTGGCATTCTCACCCTCCAGTATATCCGTGTAACACGCGGCCATACTTTGCTCAACACCCACAGACCGCATCTTTCCATTTCCGGATCGAGGTGGGGGTCGCTACGCCTCACGCTACAACGGCCCCCACCTCAGCCCCCTCCTACTCGGGGGCCTCGGCCGAATCTGCCGCTTCGGCCGGAGCTTCCTCCGTCGGAGGCTCGTCGTGGTGATCCGCGTGCTCGCCGGAGTCGCCCATTGAACCTTCCTGCATAACTTCAGCGGTCGTCTCTTCCGCTGCCATCTCTTCGGGTTCGCCCATTGTCTCCTCCTTAGACTGCAGTTAGACGAATCTGGTCTGCTTTGTACTTAGGTGGTAGATTCCTTTGGTCTCGTAAGAGTCTAAACAGGTTAGACGTTAGTTAGACTCAAGCGCTAGAGTACTACCTCTTGCGTCTTGACCGTGACCGTGAACGAGACACCTGTACCGTCGATGGGGAACTGGTAGGCGATGCTGGCACGAATCAGATCACCCTCGCCGGACAACGTGATCTCGTAGGTGTCCTTGAGCGCGACGCCGTTCACCAACGCGATGGAGTTGTTCGCTCCCTTCGTAGCAGTGAACGTCAGCGACTGAGCGGTCAGTGCCTTGAAGGCATCGTAGTCTGCCCTTGTAGTGAAGTCGCGCTCGCAGGTAAGTCCGAGAGCACGTTCGCCGAAGCTGACGAACTGAGCACCGCGACCAGTGTCCCTCAGACGATACTGTGGGGTTGCGTTGTCGTTGCACGTCCACTCGAACGTGTCGACGTCGAACACCTGCGACGCCGTCGGGATCTGGATGTTGTACTGACCAGCACCGAACGGAGTGGTTGTCGGGAACGTCGGAGTCGGCGTGGCCTGCGAGGCTTCGTCCGAACCGATGATCGACACGTTGAACATCAACATGCCGTCAGAGATCGTGAACTTGAACGAACTGACGACGCACCCCACGAAGCCGAACACCTGGCTGGGGTTGTTGTTCCGCTCGACCGTAATGCTCAGCGTTCGAACGGGCAGCGCAGCCGG